CCGATGGTGTTTATAATATATATTTTAACGTCTTTAAGCCTCAGCCGGAACTAGCCACTGCAGCAACTACGATTAAGGTTCCTGATGAACCTGTGGTATTCTTAGCCTATTCTAAGGCACTGGCAGAGCGTGGAGAAGACGCTGGTGTGACCAGCAATGAAGCCTATCAGTTATACCGCCAATCGCTGGCTGACCACATTGCCGCAGAAGCAAATCGTTATCAAGACGAAATTACTTGGAACTGGGCTTAATGAAGAACATCCAAACCTCTACCATTGCTGCTCCAGGCTTCCTTGGCATAAACAGCCAAGAGAGTAGCATTCAGTTGTCTTCAGGATTTGCTCTGAAGGCACAGAATTGTGTTATCGATAAGTATGGTCGTATCGGTGCTCGGCGTGGTTGGGATAATGTAAATACTTCTGTTAATACTGATCTTGGCGCTGCTAATGCAGTCAAGTTCATGTTTGAGTTGCAGGACGGAAATGCTGGTCAGTTCTTAAGTGCTGGTAATAATAAGTTGTTTGTCGGTACAACGACGATGACCACCAAGACTGTCCGCAACCAGGCCAACAGTGCAGATGCTTCTTATACCATTACCGCTAATAACTGGCAAGCAGCGTCCTTGCCTTATGGGGACGGAGCCAGTGCCACATTTCATGCTTATCTTGTGCAGTCTAGTCATCCTCCGTTGGTGTATCACAAACTCCCAACTCCAGGCACAGGCGCAACATTCACAGTCAGTACAATCAACGGAAGCGGTGGGATTACGGCGGTAACGGTATCTGCTGCTGGCTCCGGCTATAATGTAGGCGACGTACTGACCTTAGCAGGAGGCTCCGGTAGTGGTGCAAAATTGACCGTAGCGACGCTCTCAAGCACTGGGGTAGCCACGGTGACCATTACAGCCGCAGGAACCGGCTATACGGTCTCTAATAGCCTTACAAGTACCGTTACAACGATTGCTAATCCTAACAGTCACACAGGTTCCTATGGATTTCAGCAATTAAGCGACATCGGAAAGTTGCCAACAGGTTATTCTGCTGTTGATTTTAAGCCTAATTGTTCTTTGGCTGCTTATGGGCGTATTTGGCTAGCAGACATCGTCGGAGATAAACAGACAGTCTATTTTAGTCGCTTGCTAGACGGAACAGACTTTTCTGCTGGCGATAGCGGTAGCCTGTCATTAAATGCTGTCTTCCCTAATAATGACCAGATCGTGGCTTTGGCAGCTCACAACGGCTTTTTGATTATCTTTGGTCGCAATAATATCGCTGTTTATGCTAACCCCATCGATGTCACGCAATTGACGCTACAGGAGTTCATTCCCAATGTTGGCTGCATCGCCAGGGATTCAGTGAAGAGCACTGGTACAGACCTTATTTTCTTATCTGACACAGGCCTGCGTAGCCTTACACGAGTCATTCAAGAGAAGTCTCTTCCTTTTAGGGACATATCAAAGAATGTCCGTGATGAGTTGATGTCGGCAGTTGCTTCAGAGACAGCGGCTAATATCAAAAGTGTCTACTATGATCGAGATGCTTTTTATCTGCTGTCGCTGCCTACAAGCAAGGTAGTCTATTGCTTTGATATGCGCTCATTCCTGCCGGATGGCGCTGCCAGGGTTACGACGTGGACATCGTTAGATCCATCGTATTTTCTGGTAACTCAGGCAAAAGAATTGTACATCGGCAAAGAAGGCTATATTGGAAAGTACTATGGGCATACCGATAACGGTTCTGTCTATCGTATGATCTACTATACCAACTACTTTGACTTCGGTTCTCCTACAAGCCTCAAAGTGCTTAAAAAGGTTGGTTTTGTGGTTATTGGTGGCAGCGGTGCTTCTCTTGCCATCAAATACGGCTTTGACTACAAAGATAACTTAGATAGTGTTACAAAAGTACTTGACTCTAGCGTAGTTTACGAGTATAATACTGGAGAATACAATATTGCTGAATTCTCTAATGGTATTGTTTTAGACCAGTTTCAGGTCAATGTTGGCGGCAGCGGTGTTGTCATGCAACTCGGCCTAGAAACGGATATTAATGGAGACCCCCTTTCCATTCAAAAGATTGATGTTTATGTCGCTTCAGGTAAAACCGTTTAAAGGAAGATAGTATGTCAAATTATACCAAAGCCACTAACTTTGCCGTTAAAGACGGCCTAACCACTGGAGATCCAGCAAAGCGTATTAAAGGCACGGAGATTGATACCGAATACAACGCTATTGCTTCTGCTATCTCGTCTAAGGCAGACTCCAATAGCCCAACGCTGACCGGTACTCCGTTAGCGCCTACGGCCTCTGCTGGCACTAATAATACTCAGATTGCTACGACTGCATTCGTTGCTACTGCTCTTACTGCCGCTATTCCTTCCGGTGGTATTATTATTTGGTCCGGTTCTGTTGCTTCTATCCCTAGTGGTTGGTATCTGTGTAATGGCTCTAACAGCACTCCTGACTTGAGAGACAGGTTTATTGTTGGCGCTGGCTCTACTTATGCTGTTGGCGCTACAGGTGGTTCTGCTAATGCGATTGTAGTATCGCACACTCACACTGCAACATCCTCTGTTACAGACCCTGGTCACGTCCACGGAATTGATTCTCGTAAAGACGCCGCTGGAGGCGGTGCTGGTGAGTACATTAACTATAATACTACTAAAGTTGTAAATACGCAAAGCGCAACTACTGGAATTAGCGTTTCGACTACAGTTGCCTCTACAGGTTCTTCCGGTACTAACGCTAACCTGCCTCCGTACTATGCGCTGTGCTACATTATGAAGGCTTAATGAAAGTACCAGTAATTACAACTAAGCAGTTTGTATTGTATTTAGAAGATGTAGATAGTAATGTGTTCATTCATTGTGATATATTAGTTGAATGGACTAAAGAAGTAAAAAAAAATTTAAAGACTTGGTTTTATCGGCTTGCTAAAGAGTATGGTAAAGAATTGTATGCTCTTCATACTCCAGAAGATAAGAAACATGAGAAATTTCTAAAGATGTTTGATTTTTCTTATCTAAACTCTTTCAAAGGAACAGACGGTAATAATTATGATGTTTATATTTGGAGATAATTATGGGTATTGAAGCGGCATTAATCGGAGCAGGCGCTAATTTAATCGGCTCCAGTATAGCGAGTAGATCAGCGTCAAAAGCCGCACAAACGGCTGCAAATGCACAGCAAAGAGCAGCACAACAAGCCGCTGCTTCGTCTGCGTTTAGACCAGTAGGCGTTACCACACGCTTTGGTCAGAGCCAATTTACAATGGGAACGGACCAGTACGGTAATCCTATCGTTACCGGCGCTGGATACACTGCTTCTCCTGAGATACAGGCACTGCAGAATCGTTTGTCTGCTCTGTATGGACAGAACCTTGGCCTGGCTGAGGCTGCTGCCCCGGTTGCTCAAGGGCTGTTCGGCCTTGGTCAGCAATATATTGCAGAGTCTCCAGAGGCTGCTCGTCAGCGAGTATTCAATGAACTACAGGCTGCTCGTTTACCGGCACAGATGCAAGAAGAACAGCGTCTAGCCTCTGGCGTGTTTGGTCGTGGTCGTGCTGGCCTTAGCGTAAGCGGAATTGGTCAGCCTGAACTATACACACTGGCTCGTGCTCGTGAGGCACAGCGTGCCGCTGATGTTGCTGCAGCGCAACAGCAAGCACAACAGCAAACAACCTTTGGTGTTGGTCTCTTAGGAGAAGGTTTAAAGTTGCCTACTGCTGCTTTGGCCCCATTCCAGTCTACCTTTGGAACTGCACAGTCGTTGGAAGAAGCGGCAATGCAGCCGTTGGCATTAGGTGCTCAAATCGGTGGTCGTAATGTTAATCCTGTTGGAGCACAAGCACTTCTCCAAGGTGGTCTCGGTGCTGCTCAGACTCAGTATGGCGCAAGCCTTGCTCGTATTGCTGGGCAACAAACTGCCGGACAAAACCTGATGAATACATTTATGAATCAGTTATTTCCTCAACAGCAACAAGCACCGGCTCCTATTTATGATGCTTCAGTAAGTTATGTTCCAAGCATGTTTGAACAAAACGCTGGATTAAATTTCTTAGCGCCTAGTGTTTACGGTTAATTAGGAGTTAATATGGCACAGCAAATGTTTGGATCTTTTGATCCAGAGTTATTAAAACAAGCGATTGCTACTGAGGAAGAAAGAAATCTTCTTTCACAGGCGCAACTTGGTCCGGCACAGATGCAAAACCTAATTCAGTTGCGTTCTGGACAGATGCTTGGTAAAGGTGTTGGTCAGATTGTTGGAGGCATCTTTGGTGTTGAGGCACAAGATCCGCGTCTGCGTCAGGCTCAGATGGCTCAGGAAGCCTATCAAGAGGCTCTTCAGGCTTCTGGCGGCGATGCTAACTCTCCTCAGTTCTTCCAGGCATTGGCTAACTCTGCTGCACGGCGTAACTTGCCTACGTTAGCACAGCAGGCCGCTACGCAAGCATCGACGCTGGCTTCTGAGCAGATGCAGGCATTTCAACGACAGGCTGCCGGAATTAGAGCATTGCGTGAAAACGAACCTGTTGTAAAGACGCCTGCTGATTTTGCGGCAGTGGCTGTCGAACTT